GAAAGCTTGCGCCGAACTGGCTGGTGATAAAGCAATTTGTGTTACGGGTGAGGTCTCGCATGAGGATAGAGAAACGCACCTAACTGAAATCAGAAGCGGTAAGAAAGATATTCTTTTCGGTACTCAAGCAATCTTTTCAGAAGGTATCTCTGTTAACAATCTTAGCTGCCTAATACTAGGTACACCAATCAATAACGAGCCTCTTTTGACTCAACTTATAGGTAGAGTCATACGATTACAAGAGGGTAAGAGAGATCCTGTTATCATAGACATTCATCTAAAAGGGAATACTGCTAAAAAACAGGCTTCCAATAGGATGGGTCACTATATGAGAGAGGGTTATCAAATAAAGCAACTATAAAAAAATAGTTCTTGACACAAACCTTAATTTTTAGTATAATATATGTTCTTATTTGACTGGCGAAAGATTCATAAAGAGGCTAACGGCAACGCTGTAGAGATTGTGCGTATCGTACGGATGCTCGTACTGAGGCAGATACCTACAAACGCTGTAGACCCTATTTATAAATATTCGCAGAAAAACTTCCTTGGGGATAGCTTCATGCTCCATCCCGATGTACTGCTATACCATTCTTATAAGTACCAGTATCGTGAAATTGCACAATACATTGCATTGTGTGCTTTACGATCTACGGCGTACTTTCGCCTAACTAAAGATACAACACTAGACACCGTACTTCTGCCTGCAGAGGATATGGACACATTAATAAACAATAATAGGCTACTATACTTGGATGATTCACAAATCCTTCATTTCAAGTACGAAGAAGTCAACGCAAAGGAGATTCATTAAATGGCTATTTCATTTAATCAGCAGAAAGGTTCTGCACAAAAAAGTTCAGTTAGCAGTTTTCAGTACAAAGATGGCGACAACAAGTTCCGTCTAGTAGGTGACATTCTAGCTCGATACGTCTATTGGATAAACGGTGAGAATGGTAAGAACATTCCACTAGAGTGCTTATCCTTCGACCGTAACAAAGAAACCTTTAACAACCTAGAGAAAGATTGGGTTCGTGAGTTCTACCCAGATCTCAAGTGTGGCTGGAGCTACGCTACTCAGTGCATCGACAACGGTGAAGTTAAAGTGGTAAACCTAAAGAAGAAATTATGGGAGCAGATCATTACTGCTGCAGAAGATTTAGGAGATCCAACAGATCCAACTACAGGCTGGGATGTTCAATTCAAGCGTGTAAAGACTGGCCCTCTGCCTTATAATGTAGAGTATCAACTTCAAGCTCTCAAGTGCAAGCCTCGTGCTTTGTCTGATGCAGAGATGGAAGTATTCGCAACTATTAAGTCTATGGATGAAGTAATGACTCGTCCTACACCAGATGCTCAAAAAGAGCTACTAGATCGTATTCGTGATAACGCAGGTGAAACCTCCGAGATTGACGAAAGCATTGAAGACGAGTTCAAGATAGTATGATTTTATTTACGGCAGACTGGCACATTAAACTGGGACAGAAGAATGTTCCAAGAGAGTGGGCCTTAAAACGTTACAATATGTTTTTCGACCAAGTACACAGCTATTGTAAGCAGTGTGATAGCCACATTATTGGTGGTGACTTGTTTGATCGTCTGCCTAGTATGGAAGAACTGGAACTCTACTTTTCTTTTATTAGAAATGTTAGAGTTCCTACCATCATCTACGACGGTAATCATGAAGCGACAAAGAAGCACAAGACTTTTTTCAGTCAACTAAAGCAGGTTAGTAGAGATATTAACCCGCTTATACATATAGTTGATATGTCGTACATTGATACCGATGTAGGTTTTGGTATTCTGCCCTACGCGGACTTACATAGAGAAGGTAGCATAGAGCACTTTGACACTTCTCAACCACTGTTTACGCATGTAAGAGGTGAGATTCCTCCCCATGTAAAGCCAGAGGTAGATTTAGACAGGTTCGCAGACTTCCCTGTAGTATTTGCAGGTGACTTACACGCTCATAGCAACACACAAAAAAATATTGTATACCCAGGCAGCCCAATGACAACTTCGTTTCATAGAAAAGAAGTCTCAACTGGATGTCTGTTTATCAATGAAAAGAATTGGAGCTGGGTATGGGAACCTTTTGATTTGCCACAGTTAATTAGAAAAACTGTTACAGACCCAAAAGACATGGTTCCTACTGAGTATCATCACACTATTTATGAAATAGAGGGCGACATTCAAGAATTGGCCTCAGTAGAAAACTCTGAATTACTTGATAAGAAAGTGATAAAGAGAAACTCAGAGGTATCTTTAGTCTTAGACAAAGATATGACCATAGAAGAAGAGTTAGTAGAGTATCTAAGCTACTATCTAGCAATACCAGAAGACGAAGTCAGCAACATTATAGGAACATACAATGATCACTCTCAAAAAGCTCAAGTGGAGTAACTGTTTTAGTTACGGACCTAACAACGAGTTGGACTTAAACGAGAATACAGTAACTCAAATCATTGGTTCAAATGGAATGGGTAAGTCTTCTATACCTTTAGTTATAGAAGAAGTTCTGTACAACAAGAACTCAAAAGGCATTAAAAAAGCAGATATTCCTAATCGTTATGTTAATGATGGATATAGTATATATTTGCTTTTCGAGAAGGATGGCAACACTTATGAAGTTGCTGTAGATAGAAAGAGCGGTATTAAAGTAGTATTAAAGAAAGATGGTGAGGATATATCCAGCCACACAGCTACTAACACCTATAAAACTCTACAGAATGTCATAGGTATTGACTTCAAAACTTTCTCACAGTTGGTATACCAGAACACAAACGCTAGCTTGCAGTTTCTTACTGCTACCGATACTAATAGGAAGAAGTTCTTAATTGATCTTCTTCACTTAGATGCTTATGTAGAGCTTTTTGAGATATTCAAAGAAGCCTCAAGAGAGTCTGCTACTAGAATAACGGAGTTGAGTACAGAAGCAACAACGATTGAAAAATGGTTATCAAACAATAAATTGGAGAGTACGATAGTACTACCCATGTTAGATTTAGATATAAACACGGATGATGATGAGAAGTCTTTCCGCTCTCTTTCAGTAGAGTTGGAAAATATCTCCGAAAAAAATAAAAAAATCTTACAAAACAATCAATACAAGGATATGCTGTCCCGTATAGATATTAATCATGTACAAGCTGCTTTACAACAGCTACCTCCTGCGGAGTCCTATGATAAGTATCAGAGCGACTTAGGACAGCTAGACGCAGGAATAAAGTCAGCTAATAGCATGTTAGACAAGCTAGTAAGGCTAGGGGATAAGTGTCCTACTTGCGAACAAGATATTGACGCAGAGTTTAAGAATGAATTAGTACAGTCCGAAAGAACTAAGCTAAATAAGTTAGACAGTGACAAAGACTTTAACGAAGACATGATACGACAGATAAAAAGAAACAATAATTCTAGAATTAATTTATCTAAAGCAGAGAAAGAGTGGGAAGACCTTTACAGAGGTATCGACAACTCTTTACCAAATCAAATACTAGACAAAGAGGAGCTGTCCGATAACTTGGCAGAGCTTCAAACTAAGCTAGTAGCAGCAAAAGCAGAGCTGGCTAAGATTGCTAAAGAAAACGAAACTAGAACTAGAGCTAATACTCGTATCGAAATAATTCAAGCCCAAACAGATGGGTTCATAGAAAAATTAAACAAAGCAAAGGAAGTATTGGCACAGCAAGCACAACTAGATTCTAACCTAGATGTATTGAAAAAAGCTTTTAGCACTAACGGGCTACTCGCTTATAAGATAGAAAATCTAGTAAAAGAATTAGAACAGCTTACAAACCAGTATCTTGCAGAGCTTTCAGATGGTCGTTTTACACTACAGTTCATAGTATCCAACGATAAGTTGAATGTACAAATTACTGACAACGAGGTCATAGTAGACATTCTAGCACTCTCTTCCGGAGAGCTTGCAAGAGTGAATACTGCTACACTAATTGCTATTCGTAAACTTATGAGTAGCATATCTAAGTCTAGAATCAATATATTATTCTTAGACGAAGTTATTAGTGTACTAGATGATGCGGGTAGAGAAAAGTTAGTAGAGGTTCTGTTAGCAGAAGATCTAAATACTTACGCCGTATCCCACGGGTGGACACATCCTTTGCTAGAAAAGATTGAAGTAGTAAAACAAGGCAATATAAGTGCATTGGATAAGTAATGGTAGATTCACGAGCAAAAGGTGCTAGAGGTGAGTATCTCGTCAGAGATATGTTACGAGAGAGTACTGGTATGCAGTTTGAGAGAGTTCCAAACTCGGGAGCTTTAGAATATTTGAAGGGGGACTTATATGTACCCCACGAGAAAAATAGATTCTGCATAGAGGTAAAAAACTATGCAGAGTCTCCATTAACCGATAGAATTTTTACGCAAGAAAAGACTAATAATCTAATAACTTGGTGGAAAAAACTTATTATACAAGCAGCGGGAGGGAATCAAGACCCTCTACTATTCTTCAAGTACAACAGATCACCAGTATTTGTAGTAACTGAAGATATGCCAGATGTTTGTGAAAAGTGGATGTACATTAGTTTTTTAGATTGTTATGCTCTTCTTGCTGAAGATTGGTTAAAACATGAACAAGTGAGATGGATAAATGGCGTTTAATTTTGCAGAAAAAGTAAATAATAGTAGCCCAAACACAACACTAATAGTAGATGCCTTAAATCTGGCGTTTAGATGGAAGCATCAAGGACGTACAGATTTTAGATATGAGTACCAGAAAACTGTAGAGTCACTAGCAAAATCTTATGGATGTGGCAAAGTGATTATTACAGCAGACTGGGGCTCTTCTTCTTATAGACGCAATATTAATGCTGAATATAAACAGAATAGAAAAGATAAGTTCGCTGACCAATCCGAAGAAGAAAAGATGGCCTTCGAAGAGTTCTTTTCAGAGTATGAGGCTTCACTAGAAGTCTTAAAAGAAGAAGGATACCCCATACTGAGGTTTAAAGGTGTAGAAGCTGACGATATCGCAGCACACTTAGTAAAAGATAAAGCTCGGTATGGATTAGATGATGTTTGGATGATTTCTAGTGACCGAGACTGGGATCTGTTAATACAAGAAAATGTAGGCAGATTCTCTTATGTGACACGTAAGGAAGTAACACTAGATAATTGGCATGACCACTATGAGGTAACTCCAGAGGAGTACATATCCTTAAAGTGTTTGACAGGAGATAAGGGTGATAACGTTCCAGGCATTCCTGGTATCGGCCCTAAAAGAGCGTTTGATTTGATAAAACAGTATGGAGATGCACTGAGTATATACGATGCAGCACCGCTAGTAGGTAAGTATAAGTATATCCAGTCGTTAAATGAAAACTCAGAACAGATTTTACAAAACTACGAATTGATGGATTTAATAACATATTGTGACGACGCAATAGGAGCTGATAATATCTCAGCTATAAGGAGTTTAATGGGTGGACATTAATTATAAAAGGGATAAGTATCTATCTGAGTTTAGTATAAAAACTTTAGAAGACAGGTATTTTGTAGACGGTGAAACATCACCGCAGGAAGCCTTCGCAAGAGCGGCGAAAGCGTTTGCAGATGATGATGCACACGCGCAAAGATTGTATGACTATGCTAGTAAGCTATGGTTTATGTTTTCTACGCCAATTTTATCGAATGGTGGCACTAAAAGAGGGATGCCGATTAGTTGTTTTCTAAACTATGTAGAAGATAGTCGTGAAGGGATTACAAATCACTACACAGAGAACGCTTATTTGTCGTCAGTCGGCGGCGGGGTCGGAGGATGTTGGAACGAAATTCGGAGTGTAGGCTCGACAACGAGCAATGGCTCCGAGAGTACGGGAGTGATACCATTTCTAAAAGTTGTAGACGCAGAAATGTTAGCATTCTCCCAAGGTGTAACTAGAAGAGGAAGCTATGCAGCATATCTTGACATATCTCATCCAGAAGTGGAAGAGTTTTTGGACGTTCGCAAGCCTACGGGCGGCGATGTTAACAGAAAGTCAACTAATCTTCATCATGGCGTTCTTTTGTCTGATGAGTTCATGGAACTTATAGAAAAGGCGACAAAGATAGAAGGATTCGATGATAGTTGGGATCTTATTGATCCACACTCAGGAGAAGTTAAAAAGACTGTTTCAGCTAAAACACTGTGGGTAAAACTTATCCAAAATCGTGTTGAAACTGGGGAACCGTACATTATGTTTAAGGACACTGTCCAAGAAGCAGTGCCAGAGTTCCAACAAAATTTAGGATTAACGGTTCATCACTCTAATCTATGCAGTGAGATTACTCTCGCTACAGACAAAGATAGAACAGCAGTATGTTGCCTATCCAGTGTCAATTTGGAAGAGTATGATGAGTGGAAAGATAATGATGATTTCATCCCTGATTTAGTAAGAATGCTTGATAATGTAATTGAGTTTTTTATTAACAACGCACCAGACCAGCTTTCAAGAGCTAGTTACAGTGCTATGAGAGAAAGAAGTCTCGGATTAGGAGCAATGGGTTTCCATGCGTACTTACAAAGACATAGTATCCCGTTTGAATCTGCAATGGCTAAAGGACGAAATTTGCAGATGTTCGGAAGGATTAAAGGAGAGGCTGTTAGAGCTACAAGACAGCTCGCAGCAGAACGAGGTGAATGCCCTGATGGAGAAGGCTACGGTGTGCGTAACGCTCATCTTCTTGCTATTGCTCCTAATGCCAGTTCTAGTATTATCTGCGGTAATACTTCTCCTTCGATTGAGCCTTACCGTGCTAATGCTTTTACCCAGAAAACTAAAAGCGGCTCTAGCCTCCTCAAAAACGAATACTTAGAGGATATTTTACAAGACTTAGGGTACGATACTGACGATGTGTGGAAAAGCATTCTCACTAACGGCGGTTCAGTACAACATCTAGAATTTTTAGATCAGTGGACAAAAGATGTATTTAAGACGGCAGTAGAGATTGACCAGAGATGGGTAGTCGAAATGGCTGGAGATAGACAAGAGTTTATATGCCAGAGTCAGTCTTTAAACGTATTTTTCCCTGCTAATATTTCTAAGCAAGAACTTCACGCTGTTCACATGATGGCCTGGAAAAGAGGGGTAAAAACTTTGTATTATTTACGAAGTGAAGCAATGAAGAGAGCAGAAAATGTCTCTGATGAAGTACTAAGACAGTATATTTTTGATAGTATTGATGACGAAGGTTGTCTGGCGTGTGAGGGTTAAGTATGAATTTATTAGAAGAACGGGAGTATTACAAGCCTTTCAATTATCCATGGGCATTTGAGCATTATAAAGCTCAGCAGCATATGCATTGGCTTCCTGATGAAGTCAATCTAGCGGATGATTTGAAAGACTACAAAGAAAAGATGACAGATGGCAATAAAACTCTTATTGCAAATATCTTTCGCTTTTTCACACAAGCTGATGTAGATGTATGTTGTGGCTATGCCAAGCACTATCTTCCTACATTTAAGCAACCAGAAGTAAGAATGATGCTGTCTGCGTTCGCTGCTATGGAAGCAGTGCACCAGGAGGCATACTCGCTACTTTTGGAAACACTTGGGTTTGGGGATGATGAGTATCAAAAATTCTTCGAACACAAGGAGATGCTTGATAAGCATGAGCACTTGAGTAATTTCGGTATGGATACTCCGATGGACATTGCAAAAACAATGGCTATCTACTCTGGATTTACAGAAGGTGTACAATTGTTTAGTAGTTTTGCTATTTTGCTTAACTTCCCTAGACACAACTTGATGAAAGGTATGGGACAGATTGTTACATGGTCGATACGTGATGAAACGTTACACGTTGAAGGTATGTCACAGCTATTCAGAACCTTTATTCAAGAGAATCCAGAACTATGGAATGATGATCTAAAGTATGAGATCTATTGCGCTGCAGAGCGAACAGTAGAGCTAGAAGATGCTTTTATTGACTTGTGTTTTAAGGGTGCGGAAGTGCCTGATCTAACACCTCAGGAAGTAAAAGACTATATTCGTTATATTGCAGATCGCAGGCTGTTAGGTCTGGGAATGAAGAAAATCTTTTCAAGTGAGCAAAATCCGCTACCTTGGCTAGATTATATGTTAAATGGCGTAGAACACGCTAACTTTTTCGAACAACGTGCCACTGAGTACTCTCGCGCTAGTACTACAGGTAATTGGCAAGACATTTTTAAATAAGGAACCTTATAATGACCGATGTACAAGATAAGCCAACACTAAGCTTTGACGACAAGAACTATGTAATTGAAGATCTAGAAGATACTGCAAGATACATAGTAGCCCAGCTACAAGATCTCAAGAGACAGGAAGCAGAAACTTCTGCTAAACTGGATCAGATCAAAGTAGCTGCGGAAGGATTCACCCAAAGGCTCAAAGTAGAGCTAGAGGATGATGAAGGTGAAGTAGCCGAAGGCGAATTCACTCAGTAACAAAAAGGGGCCTTGCGCCCCTTTTTTTATGCCTGCTATTACTCCGGAGCTGTGGGAGCAACAAAATCTGCTTGGGTTTCAGATACCAATTCTAATTCAAATGCTTGCGTCACCTGTGCGTCTCGCCCAACAGCTAATGCAATTGAGTTTTCGTTGCAGTGTTCAACCAATACAGTAACAATTGAATCAATTGCTAATCTAGCTCGGTTAGTGGCTGCGTTTGTAATCCAGTCATCAACATCTCCCGCAATGGTACGCATGGCTCTAGCTTCTGTGTCTGTTAAAGTTATTGTATAATCTGTCATTTTTGTTTCCTTTGTGTGTCTGTTAATGTTAAAATTATTGTGTAATCTGTCATTTTTTATTTCCTATCCTACTAAGTAACCGCTGAATTCATTCCATGTTGTTCCGTGCAGATATGTCATGCCACCCATACTGTTGACCATGATATCAACATAATCATTTTCCGCCAAATCTAAGTTGGTAGTGATATTAATAGTCTGCCAAACAGCTCCGTTGTTGCTACTGAAATGTGAGTTAGTGCCAGGGTAGCCGCTTCCATTTAGTCTTAATGAAATAGCAGCATTAGAGCCGGAGCCATAATATATTGTATGGAAATGAAAATGATAAATTCCAGCTATAGGAGCAGTGAATCTATGTGTCGAGGTATTGAAATGCCCGCCATTATTGTATCTCGTGGTGTTATGAGCAAATACTGTGTTAGCCGAGGGGGCATAAGCATTT